CCCGTTGGGCCGGGGCGCGAGCGTCTGCAGCGGCAGGCCGCCGAGGATGCCCGAGAGCAGCGAGACGGCGCGCCAGACCGCGGACAAGCCCAGCGATGATCGGTCTGATACCTGGACGCCGGATTCATTGGCCCATCCGGCCCCGAGGATCTGGGCGAGGATGGGATCGCTCACAGAGTACGTAACGGCCTTCGGTTCGGATGTGCGTCGTCTCCACCATGCCACCAGGTGAGCATACGCGGTTAGTCTTAGCTTTGTGACCATCCGTTTGGAAGAGTCGGTCCGATCATCAATCGATGGTCTTGTGCTCGATGCGCGCGACAAGGGCGCGGTTGACCTGGCGATATCCTATGCTCGGATGATTGACGGATGTCCGGAGACGATAGGACTATTGGGACCAAAGCTATTGGCGTGTTTAGATGCTTTGCTTCTTACCCCTCGGGCTAGATCCGCTATCGTCAAGGGGGTAAATGACGATGAACGGCGCCAGCTATCCCCCCTCGACGAGCTCCGCGAGGCCAGGCGACGTCGAAGCGAATGAGGTACGGGGGCATGTCCTCCCCCGCATCTGGACACCACCAAAGGTTGATCTGACGCCGGAGGCGAGCTATGGATACGACGTCATAGACTTCGCTTCCCGGGTGCTTGGTAGTCCTCTCGATCCGTGGCAAGAATGGCTTGTCGTCCATTTGGGTGAACTTCTTCCGGATGGCCGGCCGCGGTTTCGTCAGGTGCTTGTCCTGGTCGCGCGTCAGCAGGGCAAGACCTACCTGTGCAGGGTCCTGACGCTGTACTGGATGTTCATCGAACGCCAGCCAGTGATCCTTGGGATGTCCTCCAGCCGGCCGTATGCAAAGGCCCAATGGCAGGCGGTATGCCGAGAGGCCACTAGCAACCGGTGGCTCAAGGACGAGGTTCCGAGCAACGGAATACGCTTGACCATCAGCGAGGAGTGCTTGACGTGCGTTGACCCATCCAATAGTGAACTTCGCTCGGAGTACCGATTTGCGGCAGCCAACCGGCGCGCTGGACGGTCCCTCACCGTTGATCGCGTTATCGCGGATGAGCTCCGCGAGCACGCCACGTGGGATGCCTGGAACGCTGCCAAGAACGCCATGAACGCGCGCCGGAATGCTCAGCTGATAGCGATCACGAACCAGGGTGATGATGAGGCGGTAGTGCTTGACGCGCTACGAACGCCCGCGATCGAATTCGCAGAGACCGGTGTCGGAGATCCGCGGTTGGGAATCTTCGAATGGTCCTCGCCGGCGGGCAGCGAGCCTACCGACCTGGATGCCCTGGCGTACGCCTGCCCTGATCTAGGTGGTCGCACGGACCCTGATGCTCTGCTCGGGGATGGGCTACGCGCACAGATGGCCGGCGGGGTGGAGCTGGCGAGCTTCAAAACCGAGGTCATGTGCATGCGGGTAGACCGCCTTGATCCGGCGATCGATCCGACGTGTTGGGCAGCTGCGGGCGGAGACATCGTCGACCTGGCCGAGCACCGCGACCGGGTTGCGCTCTGTCTGGATGTGTCAATCGACGGCACGCACGCAAGCCTCATCGCTGCGGCAGACATCGACGGGATCATCTATCTCGACGTGGTTTCGGCCTGGTCCGGTTGGGGCTGTGCGAAGGAGGTTCGCCAGGACCTGCCGGGGCATGTGGCGCGGGTACGCCCGCGGGCCTTTGGGTGGTTCCCGGCCGGGCCGGCCGCCGTGCTGACCGCTGATCTGCTCGAGCGTCCTCGGTCCGGCTGGCCACCGCGCAGGGTGGAGTTGATCGAGCTGACGACGGAGACGCCCGCGGTGTGCATGGCGCTCGCCAGCCTCGTGATCTCTGGTGACGTACATCACGCTAACGATCCGATGCTCAATGCTCATGTCGCGAGCACTCAGAAGCTGGGCCGTGGTGATCGTTGGGTCTTCCAGCGGCGCGGGTCGTCTGCCATCGATGGGACGTACGCCGCGGCCGGGGGCGTCCACCTGGCGCGCACGTTGCCGCCACCGCGGTCTGCTCTGGTCGTCTGTTGAGGCTGGTCGCGGGGAAGCGACGGGCGGGTACCCGCGCCAGGTGCTCGGCCGGGTGGGCGGGTACCCGCGCCAGGTGCTCGGCCGGGTGGGCGGGTACCCGCCGCGCGACCGGGCGCGGGCGGGTGTACCCGCCTCGGTCGGTGAGCGGGTACCCGGTCGCCGTCCGGGTACCCGCTCCTTCTGTCATGCGCTAGGCGATTTCAGCAGCTGACGCATGTCAGGTCCTTCTCGGGATGAGACCATATCCCGACTCGCGAGTGTATTACTATATTACGGTTTGGTCTCCGGCGGTAGTGACCGAACGATTGCTTCCCAATCGTTCTTGGTTTTGAGTGCGATTTCCAGACGAGATTCGCATTCTCCCAGCTTTTCGTGTGCGACGAAAGCCTTCTCCATGGAACGCCTGGCTTCTTCGGAAAGCTCTTTCACGAGCATGATCGAATGGTCATAGGCATGCTGCGCACGACCAACTATCTTCAGCGCGTTGTCGAGCATCTCATGTGCTGTCTGCTTCAGCATGCCGTTCATGGTGTTCTCTTGATTGTGGTCCGTGTCCTGATCGGCCATTTTGTTCCGCCTCGATTTTGATGTCAACTGCGGACCCTACGTTTACTGCCGCTAGGGCAGTTGCTAAATCAGCTACCGCATTGAGTATCACTGAGAGGTCTTCCGCAACCTTTGTTGATAGGTTCACGGGAGGGTGTTTGATGTCTTCTTCGATGCCTGCTAGTGCCGTATCTAGGTCATTCTCGGAGAGGTTCGCTTCGAGCTGCGCGATAGCTAGATCCGCTCCGACGCGGGCGACGTGGGAGAGGTTGGCAGCGATCTGGACGGATAGGGATGCCGCGCGTGCTGTTGCTTTCTCGGCCGTGAAGAATCTTCGAGCGATGTCAGTCACGTGCTTCCCTCGTGGCGGCGGCCGCGGTCTCGTATGCGTCGCTGGCTCTGGAGTAGGCCACGGCGGCCGCGTGGTTGGCGAGGATGGTCGCTGCTACCGCGGCCGCGGTGGCGTTTGCGGCGACCGAGGTAACGCCCGTGGTTTCGATGGCGGCCGTGCCGTCGGCGGCCGAGAGGGTGTCGTCTGCTTCCGCGGTGGCGGCATTGGCGGCGGCGATGGCGGCCCTGACAGCCTTGTCCGCGTCCGCGGCGGCATCGCCGGCGGCCGCGGCGGCATTGCAGGCGGCCGCGGCCGCGCGCCTGGCGTTGGCGGCGGCCGCGGAGTCGTCCAAGTCCGCGGCCGCGGTGGCTGATCCGGCGGCCGCGGTGGCGACGTGGGAGGCCGTGACGGCGGCCGCGGCGGCCGCGGCAGCGTCGCCGGCGCACGCGTTGGCGATCGTAGCTTCGGCGCGACGGAGGATCAGGCGGGCGCGGCACGCTGCTACGGAACGGATGGCGGTTTCCGCGCGTGCTGCTGCTCTGGCTGCTCTGGCTGCTTCCAGCAGTGCCAGCCTGGATACCACGGGGTCTGGCGTGAGATATGTCACTGTTTCTCCGGTTCGTTGGTGATTGTCGCTGCTCTCCGGACCGCGGCGGCGGCTACCTGGTCAGCGGTGGTGGCGATCCTGTTTGCTATCTCGGCCGCCTGGTCTGCTGCTTTAGCCGCGGCGGCGGCCTTGTCGGCGTAGGTGTCGGCGGACAGGGCGGCGGTGGTGGCTGCATCGGCCGCCAGGGCGGCCGTGGTGGCGGCTCTGGCGGCCGACCGGGCGGCCGCCCGCGCCAGGGTGCGCGCGGTGGAGGGAGTCAAGGTGCCTTCGTTCATGGTCTCTCCGGTGTTGATCTTGGTTTGGGCTGTGGGTCGCGGAGAAAAAATACAAAGCAGCGGGTGTAGCTGGGCGGGGGGATCGTCAACTTTCTGGCGGTGCGGATCGCGCGCTGCCGCATCGGGGGCACCAGCCGCCGGGTAGCGGCAGCTCGATGTACTCGGTGTGCGGGTAGGTGCGGAAGGTGGCGGTCCATCCGTTGGGTGATCGGTGGATGTAGATCTGTACGGGGTCACTCCACTGATCTTGCATTTGGGTGAGCAGGCTGGTGCTGGCGATGAGGGTGATGGGGGTCTGCATGGGGTCCATGGTCGGTGGTCCTCGTGCTCAGGGATGAGAGCAGGTAAGCGGGGATCATCAGGCCGGGCACGATGGCGGCTTCCACTCCGGTGCCGATGATCTGTATGCGTCCGGTGACGACGAGGATGGACATGATGATCATTGCGATGCCGATAGCGGCGACGGTGACCGCTACGACGTGGATGGTCAGGCGACGCCTGGCGGCCTTGCGGGAGCGGTAGATCTTGCCGTTGGTAGGTAGACGGTGGCGGCCTACTACCAGTGCGACCGTGGCCTGGCTGGCGGGGTAGTCGTTCCCGGCTGGCCTACATGCAAGTTGCACGCCTTGCAGGAGGGCACTAGCCACTCCGGTCTGTCCCCCGCTTCCTTGCCTCTCGCGTGGTGTACCTCCGCTGCTTGGCCCGTGCATATGCCTGGACACGGTCTCCCGTGTCGCGGGCACATCACGCCGACGTCGAGGCGGCACCAGCCACCCGGGTTTGCTCGGAGGATCGCTCGTCGGGTCTTCCGCCATCGGTACGTGCTTCCCGTTGTCCACGACCTACTCACTCCTTCTGTTCATCTCCTGCAAGATCAGGTTTGCGATGAAGGCCGCGCCGGACAGCCGCCGGCGGAACGCTTCCTGGCGCACCCACTCGGCGATGTCCTCATGGACCCAGACATGTAGCTGCTTCTTCTTTGTTCCCATTGACCAACAGTACCACTAGATCACTTCATTCCAGGTTGAGTGATCTACATATTTGGCATCCTCGGGATCCGAGCAGGATGGCCGGATGTCGGTCGCAGCGCTCGCGCGCGCCGGACCGTGAGCTACGTACGGAGGTTTCGCTGGTTTCGGTGCAAGAGATGGTCGGTGCCCTAGGTGGGGCATCACCTAAGGTGATACCTGATCTTGATTCGGTTGATACCTGATCTTGATTTTCAGGTATCAGCTTGGTGATACCTGATCTTGATGTTCCGGAGGCTTGCTTCCGGTGCGTGTCGCGTAGTTCTTGTATCTGATTGTCGTATTCTGTCGGGTCCGGTGCTTTGATGCGGTTTATCGCTTCTGTCGACAAGATCAGGCGGTATTCGTCGCAGAACTTCGATCTTGCTCCCGCCCGGAAGGTCATCTCGAGCAGGCCTACGTCGCGTAGCCACGCCAGCCGACGCTGAGCCGTGGCGTAGGAGCACCGCATGTCCAGCGCCAGCCGGGCGAGGCCTGGATGGATGCCTTCGCCTGCCGCGCGTCCGGTTCGGTCCGAAAACTCTGCGTAGGACGAGACTATGAGCGCTGCAAGCTTCAATTCGGGTCTGATGTTGGCTCTTCTGACGATTGCTTCCCACTCGGGAGGAGATGCACCATATGCTGCCACCGGATGTGCTCTTTCCGGACATGTTGGGTTGCGCTGGCCGTCTACCGGTCAGCGCGCTTGTCCGGGTCCTTCGACTCCTGCGGGGGCGTACACGTCCAGCCAAGAGAGATCAGTTCGTCGGCCATCCGCCGCTCCCGGCGCCGGCGGTTGGCCGCTATCGCGTTCCGGGTTCGCAGCTGACCAGGGGTTGGATTCTCGATCATGGGATGACCGTATCACGCTTGACGCATACGTCGCACGTGGTACGGTGGTACCTATGACAACTACGCCGAATTGTCCGCTATGGTGTTGTGCGGCTCACGAGATAGCGGAGCCGCATCGCGCGTCCATCAGGGTCTCGCCCACGGTCGCCGTCGTCATGACTGCCCAAGACGATGAAGATGATCTAAGATTCACCGTGATTGGATGGCCGGAGATGACTATTACCGATAAGCATTTTGTCGTGGGAGCGATTTCGGTTCTTATGCACCAGGCGGCCTAGATGAAAGAGCTGATTATTCGCTTTGTGGCTCTTATCACACTTACGGCTGTCGCCAGTTTGATAGTTTTCGTTGTGGCCGTGAACTTATTCCAGTGAGTGGAGGGTGAGTGAATGATCTGGATTCTAGATCTCCACAATGAATACCAGCAGGGAATGGATGTACGACAGGTAGCCAGAGAGGGGTACAGGGCGATCGTCGTAAAGGCGACCGAGGGGGCAAATAGGTATTATGCCCCGGCCGCCTTTGTAGGTTGGATCAATGAGGCCCGATCCCTGGGAATGATTGCTGGCGCATATCATTGGATGAACGATGATCCGCCAGCCCAGCAAGTCGACTACTTCCTGCGTCGGATCCACGGTGCAGGAGGACCAGATGGCCTGTTCTGCATGGTCGATGTAGAGGATGAGAAGCGCCCTCCGAGCGAATCTACGGTGAGAGCCTGGTTCGCTGAATGGCAGCAACGTACCGGAAACCATCCGATCATGCTGTATACGGGAAAGTGGTGGCGAGAAAGAAACTGGCCCGGAGTGCAACTCACTCCGTATCTGTGGCTCAGTCGGTACGTACCCGGATCCGGGTACGGTTCCGAGTTGTATACGAAGGTTCCCGCTTCCTGGTGGACTCCCGGATTTGGCGGATGGGAGACGGCTACGCTTCTCCAGTTCTCCTCGCGCGCCCGGGTAGCTGGTCACCTGGTGGACGTCAGCGCCTTCCGGGGTACCTTCGGCGAGCTGCGGAGCCTGGCGGGGGCTGCCGGATCACCTATCCACTCAATCTACGGAGACGACATGCAGAGCTTCCTACGGTGGGATAAGTCCAACGCAGTGATCTACACCGATGGTATCCACGGGCGGTGGATCAAGAGCGAAAGGGAACTTGCCGACATCCGTACCCTTGCGGCAGAGGGAACCTTGACCCTCGGATACGGCGGGTCGATTCGGGTGGTAGGAGATCGAAATCTCTGCGGGGAGATCATTGGAGATCTCCCGAGCGAATGGGGGCCGGAGACCGTCTACTGAGGTAACGAGATGAGAGGGACCCGGTTGATACCGGGTCCCTCTTGCTACCTATGGAATCTCGACAGCTGTGATATTGATATGGTCTGATGTAAGCATGGTGAGCGTTCCCGCACCAGACGGCCGCTTCCAGCGTCCCTGAACGGTCACAGCCCCGGCCGCGATGCCCGATATGATCCGGATACCCGACACCGGTAGACGAAGAAATGCAGTGTCCTGGAACATGTATCCCATGTCGTAGTCCGTGCCGCCGATCCCGACGCCGAACAGCGCGGCGGTACTCGTCGAGGTCGAGTAGAACGTCGCGCGCAGGAACACGAACAGGTGTGTGCTGCTCGATACCTTCGTGATGCTCGTGACCGACGAAGATGGAACATCGACGTAGCTAGCTGACGTGGTTGTTCCTCCGCCGGATGTCGTATTCAACCCACCCGCTCCGGCAGCTTCCAGCGCGCTTACTCTGGTCTCGAAATCGTTGTTGTCGCTAGCTTCGATTATGTCCCCGCCACCTACTGTGCTCATGCCTTGTCCCATCGTGTCGGATCGAACAACCTGACTTCGGTGTCGTCGGCATGCGCCTTGATGACGCCGTTGACGCTCCGGGTGACGGTGGCGACTTGCGGCGATGCTCCGGTGATCGCTGTGACCGTCACCCGCTCGCCGGCCACCAACCAGTCGTAGGGGGTCGCGGTCGTCGACCAGGAGGCGGTGGGGCTCACGAGCATGGTCGTCGCGGTGTCGGTGCACGCGGCGATCGTCGAGCCGGCAACGTCGTAGCGGGCCTCCGCCTGCCCGTAGGTGCGTACGCCGTTGTAGACGGCGGCCGGAACGGTCACCAACCGAAGCTTGCGGACAGCGTCGAACGTTTCGCCGATCTGCATGACCATCAGATCGGCGTCATTGGGGCTGTCGAGCGTCGGCAGGCCCCCGACGAGGACCCGGTCGCCGACTTCGAGGGTGCTCACGTCGACTTCGACGATCTCTGGGTTGGTGTTGACGGCCGCGTAGCGGATCCCGCCGAGGGTGCCGACGTTCAGGGCCCAGCTTGCGCAGTTGTACAGCTCGGCATCGCCGTCCGGATTGACCTCGACTTTTGTCTCGGTACGTCCGATTCCGTCGGGAGGGTCCGCGGTGCTCAGCGGGCCGGTTTCCAGGACGCGCCGGACCGAGGACAGGGGCCCGGTCGCGGTGATGTCGTTCCGGCTGAGCAGGTCGTTGATCGTCGGTCGGAACGGCTTGATCAGCTCGTCGAAGTCGAGGGTGAGCGCCGGAGTCTGGTCGACCAGACTCCGGCGCGTGCGGAAGACGAGATTGTTGTCCGTCCGGGATTCGAACAACAGGCCTGCGTCTGTGCGTACGCACTCCTTCAGAACGTCGAGCGTGGTCGCCGCTTGCTGTGGGCCCATCGGGGTGGTCTCCGCGGCAGTTCCCATGATCGTTGCGGGGATGCCTTCTTCCAGCGCGATCCGGGCGAACCGGTCGCCGGCGGTCTCTCCGACGTACCCGGTTCCGGCCGAATAGTGGCTTACAGTGTAATAGTCGTATATGGACAGATGGCCTACGCCGATCCTTCCGGCGTTGTTGTAGTCCAGGTACGGACCGAATTGGCGGGTGCCGATCTCGAGCGACGTGATCGTTCCGACCGTCGCGGCCGGTAGCGAGCTGTTGACCCCGGTGTCGTCGTTGTCACCGGTGACGATGATCGTGAAGTCCGATCCGTCGTTGTAGGCCGTGCACTGGAGAGAATGCCAATTGTTGTCGTTCGGGATGAAGCACTTCGTTCCCGTTGATGTTGTGTCTGAGTACAGGCACCATAGCTCGACAACCAATTGCCCGGCGTACGCTCCACCGTAGACACTCTCGGCGTCGAAAACCTCTACCCACCACTGACTGTAGGTGCCACTGGTGACAAGCGAGATGATCCCGGCCCGCGGATTGGCCAGCGTCGCGTCGATCTCAGCCCGTATCCAGACCTCCAGGCTCCAGTACCCGGTGTCGGGCATGACAATCGGATTAGCTGTTACCTCCCCGATCAAAAGAAGGTCCTTACGCACGGTGATCAACTTGCTGGGCGCTCCGGCGGGACCTTCGACGTCGGCCAGCAGCGGCGCATCGACCAGGTGTAAGGGGCTACGACCGACCGCCGAGGCGAGCTCGGTAGCTCCGCTGGCGTCGTCCATCGGCCAGTAGTCCACCGGACCGCTGGCAAGGATCGAGCGCTCGAGCGGCGGCCGCAGCGGGGTCTTGCCCCGACCCAGCCGCTGGAGAACGCCGGCGGCGGTGAGCGATGTCCAGGCATCTCCCTGGGTCGCGGTCGGCGTCCGAAGACTGCGGTCGGGTTCGTATGAGGCGGCCTCCCCCGACCAACGCACAACGCCTGCGTCCACAACCCGCATCGGGGTGTTTCGCCCGATCTTGCCGTAAAGGGCCGACATGGGGTTTTCCGGGTTGTAGGTCCCGTCGATATTCCGGGCGGTGCTGGTGGCCGTCCCGGCGACCGGTTCCCAGGTCGTGTCGGCCACGCCCCGCAGCGTCGTCACCGGGTCGCGGTCGTAGACCGGAACGTCGTGCCAGGCCGCGTCGTAGTACAGCTGAACCTTCGTCATGTCGACAATCCCAGGACTTCAAGGCCTCCCCCGCGGCGGCTGACCGCGTCGGCCAGGACGTCGATGAGGGCTTGCACGAGACGATCGCCGCTGGCGCGCAGCTCGACGACCACCCGCTGTTCCCCGCCGGGGGGCGTGATGGTCTCCCCCGCTTCCAGGAGCGCCAGCATCTCGGATCCCGGGGCACCGGGCACGGTGCCGCCGGTGTGGAAGGTCGGCAGCTTGGGTGCGCTGATGCTGTTGCCCCCGATGCCCGGTACCCAGCTGGGCACCGACCAGTGCAATCTGCCCACCGTGTTGTTCCACGCGCGCGCAATGGCGTTGAACGCGCTACGGAACGGGGCGCCAAGAGTCCACGCGATCGACGCAAACGCGCTCGTGACCTTGCCCGGCAAGTTGGTGATCTTGTCGAAAACTCCCTTGATCCATGGCCAGAGGGTGCCCGTGAACCACTCCCCCACGGACGAGGCAGCGTCCTTGATCCGTGTCCAGGACCACTCCCAAGCGGTCTGAAACCAGGTGGTCTTCGTCGCTATGAGGACGACGATGGCGACCAGGGCGATGATGGCGATGACGATAAGGGCGATGGGATTAACGGTCATCGCCGCATTCAGCAGCAACTGCGCGCCAGCCCACGCCTTACTGGCGGCCGCGGCGATCCCCGATTTCACGGCGTATGCAGCCGAGGCGATGCCTCCCTCACGCAACCACACGATCGAGGATTTGAGTCCCGGGATCAAGGCGTTGTAGAACCCGCTGCCCAGATCTCCGATTCCGGTCCCGAGCAGTAGGAACCCCTCAACTGATGGGCCCTTGGCGAGCATCGCTGCCCCGCCGAGCGAGTCTTGCACGCCGGTCAGGGTGTCGCGCAGGCCCATGCTCTTAGTGTCAATGTCGTCGGCGGCTTCACCGGCCCGGTCGAACCCATCGGCGGCCTGGCGGGTGTCCTTGCTCATCTTGGTGGCAGAGGATCCGACCTGGTCGAACGCGCGGCTGGCGCTGGCAGGGTCACCCGCGAGGGTGATCTTGATGTCGTTAGCCACTTGTCACCTCGATTCCCGCTGACCGGCCAGCATCGGCGATGGCCTGGCTGATCAGTCGCTCGGTCTCCGGCCGCTTCTCCTCCAGCGACGGGTAGATGTAGCGGCCGCTCTTGTAGAACCGGCGGACCACCGATCGCCGGCGGCCTACCCGGCCACCGAAGTCAAGCCACGGGTAGTAGGGGGCCCGGGTGCCTCCCGCGATGATCCGCGCGGCCTTCTGTGTGGAACCAGCGCGCAGGCTGCCGGCCGCGCGGCCGCTGCGCCGCGTGACCTTCGACCGGGCCACGGTCACGACGAGGTCTACCGCTTCATTGAGGCCCTTACGCAGGGCCTTGGGTAGCTCGCGGTCAAGCGCCTTGAGTCCCTTCACGAATTGGTCCAATCCTTCGACCTTGATCGTGTTGGTCATTTCCTCGCCAATTCCTGTCGCTGGGCGATCCTCGCGAAGTAGATCGACCAGCTGACATATTCGGCATTACTGATGTTATGCCGCATCGCCGCTACCGTCATGCTGAGCTTCTGTGCCAGGAAGTGATCAAACTCAATCGATGTATCCATCTCCATCGCTTTTGTAGGCAGACTTGGCTGCCTCTTCCACCATCCCTGACAGCCGGCCGATGGCGGTGACAACTCCGTCGATCAGATTCGATGGAGCCGAGGACATCCAGGCCTTGACCTCAACGGCGGTCAGCGCCGGGTCTACCATCCCGTACTCGAGAATGGCCTGTTCCTTGCTTTCCACGTCGTCGCGTCTGGCCGCTACCTGGTGAGCCTCATGCCGGTTGAGACACCGGATCTTGATGTACTGACCATCCCCGATGTCGTAATGCTCGGTAGCCAGCTGGCCCCCGGCGAATAGCTGGGCCTTGCTCATCATGTCCATTGATTGTCTCCTATGCTTGTGGTGTGGTGTCTACCGATCCGGATACTGTGTATTCAGCAGACCAGGCGATCATGTCTGCGACGGGATTAGTCTCGACATACTTTTCCAGGAGCGCTGAGAAACTGTCCTGGGGAAGCCCGGACCCGGTGCCCTCGGGTCTACGCACGAGTGCCACGACGGTGCCGACCAGGGGGTCGAGGATCGCCCGCGGTCCAGCCGAGGTCGAATCATCGTAGGTACCGCTCATCTTGAAGCTGCCCTTGAGCAGGCCACCCGAAAACGAGTAGTCATCGGCCCCGTACATCGTGATGTCGTGCTTGTCGCCCCCGCGCTCGATCTCGCTCGAGTTTGTGAACGCCGATAGGTTGCTGCCGGCAACCGAGATGTAGGTGTGCCGGGCATGGGCGAACGCCATGATCTTCCCCTTCCCTTACGCCGAGGTACCGATGATGACGACGTCGTAGGTGACGGTCGTCCCGGCGCCGGAGTTGGTGATGGTCAGCAGGTCACCGGTACCGGCTGTGACGTCCGCTCCGGACCCGGGGGCGATCCAGTGGAACATGCCGCCCGGCGCGACCGGCAGGCCGTCGCCGGCGGCCAGGAAGACAGGGACGCCGTTGGCCGCGGGGCGGGTCACCTGGACGTCGTTGGTGTTGGCCGCGGCCGCGACGATGAGCAGCTCCTTGATCGTCGCGAAGACAAGGGTCGCGCCGAAGGAGCTGGTGAGCGCGCTTGCGAGATCCAGGTCCTCGGTGTCGCTGGCGGCGATCGTGCGCCGGTCATGCCAGAGCATGTCGGCCTGACCAGCGCCGGTTCCGCTGGAAAGATCAATTCTCTTGCTGTAGACCAGATCGTCAACGGGCACCGAGAGGTCTAGTACCTGAGTATTCGTTGCATCGATCTGTAGTGATATCCGGGTGATCAAGGTCATGATGCTTTGCTCCCAGGGCCGGAGACGGAAAGATTGAAAATTGCTGATATATAGTCGACCTTGGCAAGGGTGTATGTGTCGAAGTCGACCGATACGACGCGGACGTCGTCGAAGGCCGCATGAGCACCCTGCTCGACGACGACCTTGATCTGTGGCAAGAGCGTCGACAGCTCGCCCCGGGCCGGTCGATCGCTTGCCCGGCCGACCACGAGGACCACGGGCAGCTCAAGAGTATCCAGCCCCCTACCGTAGGTGACGTCGTAGGTGTAGGCCGTGGGATACCCCACGACCACGGCCGGGGCGACAACGCTTCCCACGGGCCATTCGTAGGTGCGTAGCCCCGTGGTGGCCAGCCTCGCGGCAATCTCGTCCATGACGTCGACAAGGATCACCGGACCCACGCCCTTCGTCGCACGCAGTCGAGCATCAGGTTCACATCGGGATCGAGCCTTGCCAGAAGCCTCATCTCGCTACCGCTGTCCGGGCTACCAGCGATCCCGAATGGGCTGTCACGGCGTGCCATGAATCGTGACAGCTGGAGTTTCGAGGCCCCGGTGACCGGCGCCGGGAAGGCTGGCCATCCGAACAGCGCGGTCAGCCCGAGGCCATCACGCGCGTCGGTGCCGCTGGCGCCTTCGCCGAGCACGAGGCGGGTCCACACGGTGCCCTTGGCGACGGCCTGCCGCGGCTCGAGCGTGTAATCGGTGGTCACCACGCCATCCACCTTGACGATCATGCCGGCCTGCGTGGCGACATCGTCAATCTCGGTGATCCATCGGTCCTGGTGGCGGTCCCATGTGAGGGTGTAGAACCACTCGTCGATGGCGTCGAGGATCCCAAACTGTCTGCCGCACGCCCGGTCGATCCTCCGAGACACGCTGGCGATCTGTTCCTCGATCTCGTCGTCGTCGACCGTGTCACCGATCCGCAACCAGGCCTTGGCCTGCGCCAAGGTGATGTAGTCGGGTGCCCACGCCATGATCAAACCTCCTTTACGTTCCGCCGAAACCCATAACAGTTCCGGGTTTCGGCGAAACGAAACGGTCGACTACAGACCCCGGGGCACGCCAAGCACGACGCACCCGACCACGATCGTGTCGTCAGCGCCATCGGACGTCGCCCGTACCCGAAGCCAGGGCCGGTCTGACTGGACGCGCACGCCCACGACCGCGTACTGCGATCCGGTACCGCCGGTCAGCGTCCCGTCCGTGATCGCGGTTGCCGGCGTCCCGATGGACCCGGAAGAGTCATCGGCGTCCTGGACGCTAAACGAAGTTGTATTGGTCGTACCATCGCTGACTGCAGCGAGCACCACCACGACCCGGTCCTCATGGACGTAGTCCAGGCCAGGCGCCTCGGCGGTGACTGTCGCGAGATTGATGTCGTTCGGGTCCCCGAAGTCAACGGCGGTAGTGGTGGCGGTTGCCATGGTCACGGTGCCGCTGGCGATCACGTGCAAGCCGGAACCGATGAGGTCACGTGCGGTCATCGTCATGCCTTCCCGGTCAGCGCGGTGTACGCGTTGGTGTTCTGCTGCGTGGCGTCCATTGACGCGAACGCCGAAAACTCGATCTCGTTGTAACTCGCCCGAGACCAGGGGTTGACGACGACCAAGACGTCCCGGACGCGCCGGATGACGTAGCCTTCTCGGAGGTCACCGAACACACCCCAGTTGATCACTCCGCTGGACAGGGAGATGTCCGGGAAGGCCTGGTCGACGATGTAGGGGAATCCCAGGAGCCGGCCGTTGCTGGCCGCATCGCCCATGGTGGAGGTCATCGATCTCCATAACGGATCACCGTTGGAGTCCTTGACCTGCTCGAGCGTCTTGAGAGACGTGTCGTTGAACGCCCAAGTCGCCGTTCCGCGGTAGGCCGGATCTACCACATGGATGAACTCCAGAAGATCATCGTAGGTAACTGCGGTGTTGGCTGCCAGCTGCTTGCCCGTCAGTCCCTGCTTGATGCCCAGCGGCTGTCCGGCGCCGGTACCAGAAACAAGGTGGGTGGACTGGATGCGCGCGATCCGGTTACCCAGCTTGCCGGATACGAACCCCTGGACGTCGAACGCTGCGTCTCGCAGGAGGGTGTTGCTCACCCGCAGCGGGAGGCTGGATGCCCCGCCGGCCGCATACTGGTAGGCCCCTAGGGAGGCCGAGCCGAACACGAGATCGGCCCCGCCGGAGAACGTGCCTCCCTCGGCGATGATCTCTCCGGAGTTCGCCGTGTCGTCGCAGGTCGGCCACGGCATCGGGTTTCCCGCCGTGGTGTTGACGATCTCGGCAGCGTTGGCGATCCCGCCGAACGCAACCATCCGATCGATGATCCTCTGCCGGAAGGTCTCCGGCACGAGATATCCGCCCTCGCCGGGCGTTCCCGCAGTCTGCGCGTTCGAGATCCGCATCAGGTCGTCGTTGGGCTGCCCGGTGCGCAGATAGGCGTCGAAGGCCTGCTCGTACTCGGTAACTTCTCCCTCCCCGCGGGATGCCGCGATCGGCTCCCCGGTCGGGGTGTTGTACGCGTGCTGCCGGGCAATGATCTCCGCAGTGCGCCTAACGTTGCTGAGCTCACACTCCAAAGCCTCGTAACTGTCGCACTCCTCGGCAGTCAAGGCCCTGCCTTCGGCCGCGGTCAGGACCGCCTGCATTGCTGCCAGCAGCTCGTCAATTGTCCTCACATCGTCCTCCCTTGGGTCCGGGCGCGTACCCGGACAAGTTGATCACGTATCCGTGTCGATCGGTCGGCCGGTGGGCTGCTCGACGACGATGCCACCCGGTCGGCAAGGCCAGCCTTGACCGCTGCTTCGGAGCCATACCACGTCGTTGCGTCCATGGCGGCCCACCAGTCGGCAGGATTGCCGCCGGCGCGGTCGGCGTAGACCTCGCTGATCGTCGTGTCTAGCTCATCGAGGAGAGCACCGGTTTCCCGGTGGTCAGATCCGGTGCCCAGCGTCAGACCCTGCGCGCGGTGGATCATCATCTTGGCTGGTTTCTCGATCACGATCTCGTCACCGGCCATCGCGACGAGGGAAGCTCCTGATGCCGCCAGGCTGTCGACCCATGCCACCACGTCGGATGGATGCCGCCTCAACGCGGCATAGATCGATATCGAGTCGAACACGGAGCCACCACCGGAGTTGATATGCAGATCGATGCCGCCTGCACCGATCGCGTCCAGGCTCGAAACGAAGCTCTCCGACGAGACGTCTTCGTAGGCCCCGATGTACCCATAGAGCCGGATCGTCGTCCGGCCGCCCGCCTTGACCTGGATGCTCCATCGCATCCGCTCGTCGACGGCCGGGTCCTGGCGGGCGGTCAGCTGGCGCAGACGGTCGGCGGCCGCGGCCATCCGAGCAAGATCAGGCATTGGTACCTCCTGGGAGGGGTGCCCGGCCGAGCATCGCCCGGCCTTCGTCGGGGGTCAGCAGCCTCGCCTGCACCTGCTGGATGATCAGCGGTATCTCGACTTCAGGGTTCGGCCGCTCCAACCGGCTGAAATCGAACCGTGCGATTCGGTCTCCGGGCACGAGCCGGGACAGCCGCTGCTCGATCAGCGACGTCCATGGGGCGATGCTGTACCGGGCCAGGCCTCGGTTCTGCTCGGCGACCCCGGTGCCCCAGCTGGTCTGCTTCTCCGTTTGCATCAGCAGGTGCGGCGGGACGCCGAACCAGCGGGCGACCTCCTCTACCTGGAATGCCCGGCTCTCTAGGAACTGGGCGTCCTTGGCGCTCATGGTCCATGGCGTGAATTTGATCTTGCGGTTGATGAACGGCACCCGGCCGGCGTTCTCCCACCCGGAGGTCTTCAGCGCGAGTTCCCTGCTGATGGTCTTCGCTTCTTCTTCATCCACGTCTTCTTCCGCGCTCGCGATGCCGCCCATCATCGCGCCGCGGCTGAACATCCGGGCGGCGGAGCGGTCGCCCGCGATCGCCGTCCCCAGACCGTTGCTGGCTACCTCGATGACGGACAGGCCTCGCAAGCCGTCCAGGCTGAAGCTCGGAATGTGGGTCATGCCGCGGGCATCCAGCTCGAGCCGCCGGCCGTCGAGCAACATCACGGTGTACAGCCGGTTTCCCGTGATCGGCTGGCCACGGCTGTTGACCGTGGTCTCATCTACCGTGCAGCTTCCCGGCCACACCGGGTCTAGGGCGAGCAGCTGCCCGGCGCCCCCGTAGACGTGGCGTAGGAACGCGTTGCCCCGCAGCAATAGGTGCAATGTCACGGTTTGGAAGAATTCGAAGGTCGTCATCCGGTCCCCCCCCGTACCGGCGGGGTTATCCAGGAACGACGAAACCGGGCCCATCAGCCCGTTGGGCCGGGGCGCGAGCGTCTGCAGCGGCAGGCCGCCGAGGATGCCCGAGAGCAGCGAGACGGCGCGCCAGACCGCGGACAAGCCCAGCGATGA